TTTTATTTTATTTTTATGTTGACCATTATTATTAACATTTGTATTAATATTAACAATTTTTTTTCCTTTAACATATTTAGTGTGTATTTTCTTACGTTCTTTATAAAAAGAATGATTAGTATCTTCTTTTTGATATAATTTTTTTTCTATATTCTCTAATCTTAAATTTAAATCCGAAAATAAATTATTTAAATAATTAAACAAATCATTATTATTTTCATTATCTAAATTTTTAGATATAGAATTATCAATAAATCTTGTATCGTGGTTTTCATTATCATTATCTACTCCTGTTTCTAGATATGAATAAGTTTCTATATTATACCCTGCTATATTATTAGTAACTTCTTCCATTAAATTATCATATTTTCTTCTAGAATTATAATTATATAGTGTTGCATAAGCACGATTATATTTTAATTTTTGTTCCATATCTAAATCTTCATTATATAATTTATTATATGCTTCTTCTATTTCTATCATAGAAGAAGTTGGTAAAATATTTAAATCAGTATAATAAGACATTATATTATTATATTAATAATAATTCTTTATATTGTAAATATATTTTTTGCAACAATAAAATCTAACTTTATTGGATTTTGAAAATATATATAACCTTTTTCATCTAATTTTATTTGACTACTAAATGAATTTGGTATTTTGATTTCCTTTAAATATTTATATGATATTAATAAGCGTATAACATTTTTCCACCATATTTCCGTTTTATCTTTTCCTAAACCATAATATTTACTATTTAACATGGGTTTAGTTAATTTTTTTGATTTAGATTTTCTTAAAATTAAAATATATGTTGTTGATCCGTGTAATCCATATAATTCTTCAATCAAATTAAATAATAATAATCCATAATGTGATAAATCAATATTAATTTTTGTATTCAAACAATTATCACAATTACCACATTTTTCTTTTAAATTTTCATCATAATATTCTAATAATATCTTTTGCCGACATTCACCACTATAAATAAAATATTCTAATTTATTTATATCATCTTCTGCATCTTCTCTTTTATTATAGTCAATATCTTCTATAAATAATCTATTCAATCTAAAATCAATAGGTGAATAATACATAATGCATTCGCTTTTTTCACCATCTCTACCAGCTCTGCCAATTTCTTGATAATAAGAATCTATATCTCTAGAACATCCATAATGAACTATTAATCTAATATGTCTATGATTAATACCCATTCCAAAAGCAATCGTTGCAATAATAATATTTATTTTATTACTCATAAATTTTTCTTGAATTTTTATTCTTTTTTTTAATTCTATACCTGCATGATAAATTAACGATTTATAATCATTTTCTAATAGAATTTGTTGGATTTTATGGGTCATATCACGAGTTTTAACATAAATTATTATAGACTTGTTTCTATATTTATCTATAAGATGGATTATATCGTCTTTAATTTTTGTTTTTCTTTTAATTTCAATATATAATTTTTTTTTATAAAAAGAAGTAACAAAAATTTTTGGATTATTTAATTTGAGAATATTTATTATATCTTTTTGTAATTTTTTATTAGCTGTAGCAGTAATTGCCAATATTGGCACCAGATTATATTTAATTTTTAAACAATTTAATAATTTATATTTTGGTCTAAAATTATCATCTGACCATTTTGAAACACAATGTGTTTCATCAATTGCAAAACATGTAATTCCATGATCTTGATATAATTCATCAATAAAATCAAAATTATTAATACAAAATTCAGGAGTCATAAATATTATTTTATAATTACCCATTAATATATCAGCTTTTTCAGTATTTTTATCTTTTAATGTTTCATTAAATGTACAATTTGGTATATTTAATTTATCAAGAATTGATTTTTGATCTTCCATTAATGATATTAAAGGTGATATAACAACTACACATTCATTAGTCAATAAAAAAGGTAATTGATAACATAATGATTTACCATAACCTGTTGGTAATACTGCTAACACATCTCTATTTTTATAAACTATATTATAAATAATATCAAATTGTATATTTTTTAATTCATCATATCCAAAATAATCTTTTAATAAAGAATTGCATTTATTTAATATTTTATATTTGTGCATTAATACTTATATTTTTTTTTTTAATATAAATATACATAAAAGTTTTAATATTTATCTTAATAATGATAAACTTAATTAAAAAAAATATTATTCATAAATACTTGATACCATTCACTTATAAAATTCAATATAATTTATCTTATAAAATTATTATATCCATAATCATATGGATTATATATTTAGAATTAAATCCTAAAATAAAAGGTATTTGGATCAGACCTAATGCAAATGGTAAAAAATGTATATATTTATCATCTTTATTTTCATATATTATAAATTCTTTAAAAATAAAACAAATATGGAATTATAAATTTTTAGATGTAAATTTTGTATATGCAACTATTATTAATGTTATATTTTTAACTATATTAGAAAATATAGGTTATAATTTAAATTTATTTTCTAATAAATAATAATTACATATGAATAAAATAATAGAAGAATCTATACATTTATGTAATTTATCATATTATGATAATATTAATATTATGAAAATGAAAAATGATGAAAATTTAATACCTAACAAATATGATAAAAGTTCAATGGATTTTATAAAACTAAATGATATTCAAATATGTATTAATGCCAAACTTGAATTTAATTTACCAAATATTCTATATTGTTTTATAAATAAAACAATATATATAGTTTTTTGTGGAAGAAGAAAAAACACAAATATACAAGATTGTTTATCTTATACTTTAGTTTATAATGATGAAATTAAATGTAGTATTCATAATGGCTTTTTATATCTTTTTAATCAATTAAAAAATGAGATTAAACTTATATTAGATGTTAATAAAGAAAAATATGATAAAATAATATTTTCGGGTCATAGTTTAGGTGGATCAATTGCTCAAATTGCTTCTTTATATTTCAAGGTTAAACATAATTTTGTAAATGGTTGTATTACATTTTCGACTCCTTTAGGAGGAGATAATACATTTGCTAATGAATTTAATACTAATATTGATTTGAAATTTACTTTATGTAGTCAAACCGATTTTGCAATTAAAATACCATTGTGGAGATATTGTAATATAGATGAAAAATATATGATAGATAAAAATAATAAAATAGTAAAATATAAAGATTTAGATTTTATATATTTAAAAAATATTTTTTTACTTAATATAAAAACTCACACATTATATTATCATATGGAAATATTAGCTAATGTTGAATATCAGGTAACTAATGAATAATTTAATTATTGGAAAACCATAAATTCTACTTATAATACTTATAATACTTTAATCTAATGCAAATTTTGCTATTATTTTATGTAAAGTACCAAATTTACATAAAATATATATTTCTCTTAGCTGTTTCAAAATCAATGTTTGAATGTTTTAACACCCCGTCGTCCAAATTCGACTGATACGAATATATAAATATATATAAATTTACCTTTAGTTTTAACTTTTTGTACATAAATGTAAATTATATATAAATCATTTTAAATCATAAGGATGGTCTTTATTTATATATATTTTTATAGATGAAACCGTATACTCTGAAAAAGATATAATTTTTAATATCTAGTATTTTTTCTAGATATATGGTGTTATATTAATAAATATAAGTAAATTAACCGTTTTAAAATTATTATATAAACTATAGAATATGGATGATAATACATTAGAGAACTTGAAAGATGTCAAAAATCTTTTTCAACATAAAATGGACCTACATAACTTTTTAAATAATGAAATATTATTTTTATATAAAATAATAATTAGCACATTAAATAATGTTCAAAACAATTTTATGATAAAGAAAATAGGTAATGAAGAATATAATAAAAATTTAATTGAAATTAATAAATTATATGAAAATTATAATATTTTATTAAAACAGATTAAATTAGATGGTTTAGAAGATTCTGTTTTTTATGAAATAAAACAAAAAATATCAGAATTAGCTACAGAAATTAAAGAATTTACATTAAAATCAAGTGCAAGTACAATTGTTGAAATGTTAAAATTATTTTATACTGAGAATTGGGATTCTGATATAAATGAAGATATGTTAGAAGTTATGAATTTATATAATGATATTTTTATTCCAACATCATGTATAATTGAAAGTAAATTAAATTATATAAGCGATATAACTAATAAAAAAAATGGTTATATATTTTTTAAAAAAATAACTGCAAAAAAATATAATATAATTGAAGAAATTCATGGTGCAAGATTATTTATTTATATTAATAAAAAAGTAATGTCTTTATCTGGTTATTTTAAAAATGATAATATGAATATTATTAAAGATAATACAATTTTTAAAAGTAAGAATAATGAAATTTTAGAATTGCTCAAATTAGAAGTTATAAATGATATTTTTAAAGATAAATATTTAAAACAAATTAGTTTAAGAAATTTTGTAGTCTTATCATCATTAGAAATAAAAGATATGGTAAAAGACGCAAATAGCAAACATTCACATTATAAATCAATGTCATTAAGCTCTTTATTATTTACTTTTTCCAATTCAAACTTTGAAAAACAAAGAGAGATTTTGACTATTTTAATTTTATCTGATCCTAAATCAGCCGGTTTAGCTAGTTTACTTTATGATGTTTTAATTAAAAAAGATGATGCAACTAAGGCTAAACAATTATATTTAAGTTTACATATATCAGTTCAAAAATTATTTGATGTAGCATTCGAAGATTTTAATAAAGAAGTTAAAAAATTAAAAAATATAACAGAAGATGATATTCCATATGATAAAAGAATAACGATGATGAAAACCACCGATATAATAAAAAATAAAGCTATGGAAAAACTTAAATCTATGAGTGGCGGAGGAGGAATGTTTGGTGGTGGAAGTGGTGATAACAAAGCTGAACAATGGTTAGAGGGCTTTGTAAAAATTCCATTTGGAATTTACAAAGAAAATGGAATAATAACATTTGTTGAAGAATTCAAAGAAAAAGTTTATAAATTTAATGATTTAGTTAAAGATATAAATAATGTGTTATTTAATAAATTAAAAGAAAATAATTTACCAGAAACTGACTATGAAATCGAATGTTATATTAATCTATTGAACGATTGTATGAATAATTCTACAGAATTTAATTTAGATGATTTAGATAGTCAACGTAATTTAATGAAACATATTAAATTACTTACTGTAGAATGGAATGAATATAAAGATAATAGAAAAAATTATATTAAAGATGTTCGAAATGTATTAGACGATTCGGTTTATGGAAATACTGACGGAAAAAAACAAATTGAAAGTATTATTGGCCAGTGGATAAGTGGTAAAACAACTGGAGCAGTTCTTGGATTTCAAGGACCACCTGGTGTTGGAAAAACAACTTTAGCAAAAAAAGGATTATGTAGATGCCTTAAAGATGCTAATGACGAATCAAGACCATTTGCATTTATACCATTGGGAGGATCAACAAATGGTTCTGTATTAGAAGGACATGGATTTACATATGTAGGATCAACATGGGGTAAAATTGTAGATATATTAATGGATGCGAAATGTATGAATCCAATTATTTTCTTTGATGAAGTAGATAAAATAAGTAATACTGAGCATGGTAGAGAAATTACTGGAATTTTAACACATATTACAGATTTAACTCAAAATGATACATTTAATGATAAATATTTTGCAGGTGTTGATATTGATTTATCAAAAGCTTTAATTATATTTTCTTATAATGACACTAGTCTAATAGATCCTATTTTAAGAGATAGAATTACTGAAATAAAAATAAAACCATTGACAACTAAAGATAAAATTGCAATTACTAATGACTATTTATTACCTGAAATATTAGATAATTTAGGATATAAAAAATCAGATTTTTTATTATCAGATGATGATATATTACATATTGTCGATAGTTATACATATGAAGCAGGGGTAAGAAAATTAAAAGAAAAATTAGTAGAAATTCTTAGAATTATTAATTTAGAAAGATTATATGGAGACGATATAGTAATGCCTTATACTATTACAAAAAATAAAATAGAAGAAATTTTATCTAATAAACCTAAAATAACATTCAAGAAAATAGCAAAAGAATGTGGAATTGGATTAGTAAATGGTTTATATGCTACAACAGCAGGTGTTGGAGGAATTACAATAATTGAGGCAAGAAAAACTCATTCAGATACAAAATTCAGTTTAGAATTAACTGGACAACAGGGAGATGTTATGAAAGAATCTATGAGATGTGCTAAAACTATTGCTTGGAATTTAATCCCACAAGAAATTAAAAATAATATACAAAATGATTGGAAAGAAAATGGATCATGGGGATTACATATACATACTCCTGAAGCATCTACTCCAAAGGATGGACCATCTGCAGGAGGAGCAATAACATTAGCAATAGTTTCACAATTAATAGGTATACCTGTCCTAAATACTATAGCAATGACAGGAGAAATTGATTTAAATGGTAATATTAAACAAATAGGAGGATTAGTTTCAAAATTGATAGGAGCTAAAAAAGCGGGGGTAACATTAGCATTAATACCTAGAGAAAATGAAGAAGATTTAATTAAAATGAGAAAAGATGAATTATCACCAGAAGATGATGATTTTCAAGTTAAAATTATTGATAATATATACGACATTTTAACAAACGCATTAGTTCAAAATGATATTGAATTCAATAAACTTTAACTAAAATATTAATATAATGATTATAATTTATCATTATATTAAAAAATTATAAAATATAATGATAAATTAACATATATAGATCACAATGACATTTCAAATTGTACAGATGAGTGTGTAGATGGTGTTGATAGTGTTGATAGTGTTGACAGTACAGGAAGTACCGATTGTATATCGGTTGAATAGTTATATACTATTTTATTATTATAAATAGGAACATCAATTCGTGGACAATTATTTAATTGTTTATCATAATTAGTATATATATAAGTTCTTTCTAAATATTGCATTTTATTCATATATTTTTTATAGTATTTTTTTATATTTATTTCTATATTTTTTTTATTTAAAAATGCAAATGGTTTTTTTGACTTATCAAAATACAAATTATACTTTTCTCTATAATTTCTATATTCCATAATATCTTCTTCTAATTGTAAAATAGAAGATATATTTTTTTTATAAATTTTTTCATTCATTATAAAAAAATATTTTTTTTTTTTAAAGTGTTTTCAACAAAAAAATTATAGACGGATCCGTATCAGAAGAACTTTCACTTAATATTAAAAATAATTTTATTAAAAATAATAATCTTAGTATATTTAATGACAAACTATACAAAATTGTCACAAATTGATCATGTATTAAAAAGACCTGGTATGTATATTGGGTCTATCGAAAAAGAAATTTCTATTATGGATATTTTTGACAATTCTACTAATAAAATTATAGAAAAAGAAATAGAATATTCTCATGGATTATATAAAATATATGATGAAATTATATCAAACTCTTATGATGAAGCTATAAGAAGTAAAAATGTTAAAAATATTTATGTTGATATTATTGATAATCAAATATCTATTATGAATGATGGATCAAGTGTTGAAATTAAAATTGATCAAAAAAATAAAGTATATATACCTGAACTTATATTTGGTCATCTATTAACTTCTTCTACATTTACTCAAGAAAAAAGAATTACTGCAGGTACTCATGGCCTAGGTGCAAAACTTACTAATATATACTCTAAAAAATTTGAAGTTGAAATAGGCGATTCTAAAAATAATAAATTTTATCATCAAGTTTTCGAAAACAATTTAAGTAAAATAAATAAACCAAAAATTAAACCTTACAAAGGTAAAGATTATGTAAAAATTTCATTTATTCCAGATTATGAACGATTTAAAATTCATAAATTAACAGATGATATAAAAGGATTATTTCAAAAAAGAGCATATGATATAGCAGGAATATTATCCAATACTAAAATTATTTTCAATCAGAAAATAATAGAGATAAATACATTCGAAGATTATGCTAAATTATATTTTGATAAAAATCAAAATTATGTATCTCAAAAATGTGGTTCAAGTGAATTTATTATTACAAATAGTGATAACGATAAATTTAAACATATATCTTTTGTAAATAGTGTTTATACCAAATATGGAGGTAAACATGTCGATCATTTAATGAATCAAATCATTAATAATATGCAAAAAGCAATTAAGAAAAAATATAAAACTGCTAAAATCAGAGATTCTTTTATCAAAGATAAAATTACCATTTTTTTAAATTCAGTTATTGAAAATCCTGTATTTTCAAGTCAAATAAAAGATACTTTATCATCTAAAGTACCTGAAAATTTCTGTATTATCAAAAATGTTACTATGAAAAATATTATTGACAAACTAGATTTAACTACTGAAATAATATCATTAATAAAAGCAAAAGAATTTTCAGATCTTGAAAAACATGAAACTAAAAGAAAAAAATCAAAACTAAAAGGAATTAATAAACTATATGATGCTAATTATGCAGGAACCAATAAATCAATTGATTGTAGTTTAATTCTTACTGAAGGTGATTCTGCAAAAACAATGGCAATCAGTGGATTATCAGCTATTAAAAAAGGGAATGATATTTTCGGTGTATTTCCTCTAAAAGGTAAATTATTAAACGTACGAGAAGCAACTCATAAACAAATTGTAGAAAATGAAGAATTCAATAACTTTAAACAAATTTTAGGATTAAAAATGGAGAAAACATACACAAAAGACAATATTAAAGAATTAAGATACGGTTCTGTTATATTAATGATGGATGCAGATGTCGATGGATCTCATATTAAAGGTTTATTTTTGAATATATTAGATTATTATTTTCCTTCATTATTAAAAATTGATGGTTTTGTAAAAGTTATAGTAACTCCCGTAGTTAAAGTATCAAAACAAAATAATATCAAATCATTCTTTTCATTAACTGAATTTAAAAAATGGAAAAATAATACTAAAGATTCTGATAATTGGAAAATTAAATACTATAAAGGTTTAGGTACAAGTACATCAGAAGAGGCTAAAGAATATTTTTCTAATTTGGATAAACATTTACTTTCTTTTATTTGGGATAATAAAGCAGATAAATCCATTATTTTAGCATTCTCAAAAAAACAAGCAGATAATAGAAAAAAATGGCTAGCAGATTATGATAAAGATAATATTGTTGATTTACAAAATAAAAATTTAACTATCACTGATTTTATTCATAAAGAATTAAAGCATTTTTCTAATGATGATAATATACGCTCAATACCTCATTTATTAGATGGAATGAAACCATCACATAGAAAAATTTTATATACAATGTTAACAAATTCAATTAATCAAGAACTAAAAGTATCACAACTATCCGGTCTAGTAAGTCAAAAATCTTCTTATCATCATGGAGAAAATAGTTTAGTTAGTACTATCATATCAATGGCTCAAAATTTTATTGGATCTAATAATTTAAATACTCTTTTACCGATTGGTCAATTCGGATCTCGTATAATGGGAGGTAAAGATAGTGCTAGTGCAAGATATATTTTTACAAAATTAAATAATATTATTAAATTAATTTTTAATAAAGATGATAATTTTCAATTAAATTTTTTAAATGATGATGGATTTTTTATAGAACCTGAATATTATTTGCCTATAGTGCCAATGTTATTAATTAATGGTTCTGAAGGAATTGGATCTGGTTATAGTACATTTATACCTAAATTTAAATTAAAAGATGTAAAAAATAGTATATTAAATAAATTAGAAAATGATAAATTTATAAATTTAGAACCAGGTTATGAAAATTTTAAAGGAACAATTAAAAAAATAGATAGAACTACATATCAAAGCATCGGTAGTTATAAATTAGAAAATAATAAAATTTTTATTACCGAATTACCAATTGGTTATTGGACCGAAGATTATAAAGGGTTTTTAGATAATTTATCAGATAGCGAAAACTGGTTTAAAAACTATAAAAATAATTGTACAGAAAAAAAAATTTTATTTGAAATTAAAGTTAATAGTTTTGAATTTATAGAAAAACTACATTCAGAAAATAAACTCTATCAACTATTAAGATTAATAAAAAATATAAACTTGACAAATATGCATTGTTTTTCAACAGAAGGTGTATTAACTAAATATACCACAATAAATGATATATTAAGTGAATATTATGAATTTAGATTAGAAGGATATCAAAAACGAAAAATAAATCTAACTAAATCATTAAAAGAAAATATACTAATTGAATCTTCAAAATTACAATTTATTAAAGCTGTTATATCAAATAAATTAAAATTATATCAAATGAACGACGAACAAATTATTCAGTCATTAGACGAAATGAAATTATATAAAATTAATAATTTTGATTATTTATTAAACTTATCCATCCGGGGTATTACAAAAAATAAAATTAATGAATTAGATAATAAAATTAACCAATTTAAAAATGCATTAAATAAATTAAGCAAACTAACAAATAAAGATCTATGGATTCAAGATCTTCTTTTATTAAAAATTTAAATTAACTAATTTATGGGATTAATCCTCCTCAATTAATTTAATTCCCTTATAACCACTATTTACTGAATTACCCCATTTTGTAACTAAATAATTTTTAAATATTGATTTATTTATTTTATCTGTTTCATTTTCATCACAATACTCATTAAAAGCTTCAAATAATTTTGTTACTTTAATAAAATCTTTTTGGGATTTTGTTTCTTCTACCCATTCTTCCAAAAAATTATTCAGTATATCATTACTATTCGATTCATCCTCTTCATCATGAACATCATCGTCATCATCATTAACATCCACGTCATCATTCTTATTGATTTCGTTATCAGTTTCATCTATTTTATTTTCAACTTTCATAACTTCCTCATATTGTTTTATGAATTTTTCTGTTAGAAGTTTATCTAAAATTGGTTTTAATTCCTTATTATATTCTAATAAATTATTTTTTACATCATTAGATTTAATCTTCATATTTTCACTAACTTTAATTCTCATTATAACACTTTTTAAATAACTCTTATTGAATTTTAGAAAGGATGACGTTAATTCAGCTGGATAATCTAATTCTTTTTGAAACAGATCAATCACATTTGGTTCTGATTCACTTTCTCGATACATCCATGCTGTATCATAATTAAGATAAATTTCATCTATTTTTTCTTGAACACTACTCATATTTTTATATTTAATATATATATTTTTTTATATTACTTTTATTCGATAATGATTTAAATAAAATATTAATTTAAAATCATCTTTTATTACTTAAAAATCATTTAAAAATGACTTAAAAATGACTTAAAAATGATTTAAAATGATTTAAAAAAGCATTTTTTTTTTTTTATATATTATAATATTATATAATGATAAGTCATAAAACTCTTCATAATTTAGAATGTAAATTCGCACAAAATAAAACAAATAATGTATTATCAAATGTTATTTCTGCGAACCCTTTATCAAAATTAAATAATACAGTTAGTGAAACTCAAAAACACAATCCAGTTTATAATATTCAAGTTACACCACGCCTTAAAGTTACTAATCAAAAATCGAGTGGACGTTGTTGGTTATTTGCAGCATTAAATGTTATTCGCAGAGATATGTGTACAAAATACGATCTTGAAAATTTTGAATTTTCACAAAGTTATTTATTTTTTTGGGATAAACTTGAAAGAATGAATTACAATTTAGAGTGTATCATAAATACTAAAAACAAAAAAATAGATTCTCGCATTGTTTTTCAATTGTTAGATGACCCTACATGTGATGGAGGACAACATATTATGGTTTCAAATATTGTTAATAAATATGGTTTAATTCCCCAAACAATGTATCGAGAATCACATCATAGCTCTAATTCTCGCGAAATGAACGAAATATTAAAAAAAAAATTTAGAGAATATGCATTTCAATTAAGATCATCAGATGATCCACATACATTAAAAATAACATTTATGGAAGAAGTATATGGTTTATTGTGTCTTTTTCTAGGAAAACCCCCTACAAACTTCGATTGGGAATTCTATGATAAAAAAAAAAAATATCATAAATTTACTAATTTAACACCACTAGCTTTTTATAAAGAACATGTTCCATTTAATTTTGACGATTATGTATGTTTAGTAAATGATCCACGTGCTGAAAATCCATATAATAAAACATATACTATTCAGTATTTGAATAATGTATTAGACGGTAAACCAATTAAATATTTAAATATTGAAATGAAACGTATGAAAAATTTAGTTTTATCAACTCTTAAAGAAAATAAAGTTGTATGGTTTGGAAACGATGTTGGGGCATATTTGAATAGAAATATGAGTCGTATGGATAAAGATAGTGTATGTGATCTTGATTTACTAGGAATTGAATTTAATTTAAATAAAGAGCAGAGACTTAACTATCGAGACAGCCTCATGTCACATGCTATGTGTATCGTCGGGGCAAACACCACATCTAATAATTTATTAAATGATTCAGAAACGGTGAATTTTTGGGAGATAGAAAATTCTTGGGGAAGTCGCGGAACGGAAGACGGATATTATAGTATGAGTGATGTTTGTTTCGACGAATACCTCTATGAAGTAGCAATTCATAAAGATAAATTAACTGATGATGAAAGAAAAATATTAGAGGAAGAACCTAAAGTATTGCCATTATGGGACCCTTTTGGCGCACTTGCTAAATAAATTAAGATATAATTTATATATAAATTTTTAATATATAAATTTTAACTAAAGTTGAAGTCTCCACAGTTCTTCCGATAAGACAAGGTTTTTATACCATTTCATTAGCTAATAATTTTAGTGGACCTTCTTGTTTAATCATTGTTTCTACATTCCCTACTATTCTTAAAACATGTCTAGCTCTTGTTAATCCAACATTCAATCTCCTATAATCATTCCAAAAACCTATTTTATCTCCACTTCTTACTATTGTTAATATAATCGCATCTGCTTCCCTCCCTTGAAATGAATCTACTGTATGTATTTCTAATTTATCATCTAATGATTTTAATAATTTACATTGTGCATTATATGGTGATATAATTATTGTATTTTCTATATTTAAATCTTTAACTACTTCTATTACTTTCTTAGCTTCTATCATATTTTGATAACTTGTTCCTATTCTTTCTTCGTCACCTTTAATATCTATTATTTCGAATGGTTTTTTATCTATATCACTACCTTTATAATCAGTTTTTAATTTATTATCATAAAATGTTTTATTAGAAAATTTAACTATTTCTGGATGCATTCTTCGTTGGATATTTAATAAATTGGTTGGATATCCTAAATCTGTTAATCTAGCCATTAAACTTCTAGAATGATTTAATTTATTACCTTCTTCTGATACAATTGCAGGTAATTGATGTTGATCGCCTGCTAAATATATATGTTTTAATTCATTTCTAAATAATCCCCATGTCCATGATTCTTGACATTGGGCAGCTTCATCCATTAATATTACATGAAATTTTAAATTTTTCATTATATTACTATATCTCATTGAAACAGTACTAAAATAAATATTACTATTTTTAATTTCTTGTTCATTTAAAATATTGTTTTTTGCTAATATTAAATTACCATATATATTAAAACTTTTTGCTCTATCATATAAATTTAATACTCCAATATTACTTGGAGCACATACCAAATAATTATATTTTTTATTATCTTTAATTAATTTTGTTAATGTTTCGATTAATTTATATGTTTTACCTGTTCCAGGAGGTCCATGATAAATTGTTAAACTATATCCATTTTTAGGTTCCATGCCATTCAAAATAGTTTCCATTAGATTATTATTCAGTTCTGCATATTCTAATGATTCTAAATGACGTTGAAATGGTAATGGACTTTCATATATTTTTATTTCACCACTATCTAATTGTGAATTATTATTTACGTCATTTTCATTATTTTCATTAATTTCATCTTCGATATTTTCATTTAATTTCTCATTCTGTAAATTAAATAATTGTTCCATATATTGTTTTTCTTCTTCTGCAATTTGTTTTTCTTTTTTATCTTTCTTAATTTTCTTTTTCTCTTCTGTTTTTTCTTTTTTTTCTTGTTTATTCTTTATTTTATCATTTTTTTCTTTTAATTTCTGTTCTTTTAATTCATTCAAAATATTGTTTTTTTCCTGAATTTTTTGATTTCTTGACTCGTATTCATCTTCCATAATTTTATTTTCTTCATTTAAACTAATTAACTCTTTATCTAATAAATCAAACATTTTATTATCATCCTCATCTACATTATTATTTTTAGTAATTTTAGTATCTAGTTTATCTTTTGTTTTAGTTTTTTTTTCTATATTTTTTGAATTTTTTATTAAATTTTTTTCTATTAATTTTAATACTTTATTTTCTTCTTTTAAATCTTGTTTTTCTAATTTTTCCTTTTCTTTTATTTTTTGTTTTTCTTCTTTATTTTTTTCTCTAATTTCTTTATTTTTTAATTGATTTTCTAACTCTTTTAATAATTGTTCTTCTGTTTTTGGCAGTTTTTCTTTTTTATGTACTATTACTTTTTTATCTATTTTTTCTAATATAATTCCTGGATATTTTGTATCTAAATTTACTGCATGTAATATAGGAGAATCTACTAAAATCTCATTACGTAATGCCTTATTCGCTTCAAATTTTATTACACTCTCTAATTTACTAATAGCATCGTCCAATGATATAAATTTATTAGGTAGTTCATTACACTCTTCTTGATTATTATGAAAAAATACTGCAGACTTAAGTAACTTATCTAAGAAAACTTTTGAAAAATTCATAAAATATACTATATAAAATAACTATAACTTTAAATTGTTAATTTAATACCATAAAAACTCAGATTTTTAAACATAAAATTCTCATTCAAATAATAACCTCTTTTAATATAATATTCTCTTACTCCAACTCCTGAAATAATTGCCATTTTTTTTATACCATTAAAATAAGCAATTTGTTCTGCCTTCTTAAGTAAAATTTTACCAAATCCATGATGCTGAGTGCTATCTTTACCACACTTATTTTTTGAATAGTGTGGTTTCATTGCACCATAAACATGTAATTCTCGTACTAATCCACAATCATGTAATATTGGCATAACATCATTATTATTATGATTAATTCTAAATCTACAAAATCCATAAATAATTTTCTCATCTTTTGATTCTATAGATATAAAATATTCATCTCCCTCAATACCATTATATTTACGTACCATCTGTTTTATATTAAAGTCTACAGGTCTATTACGAACTTCTCTGCATCGAATACATTTACAATAACTATTTTCATCTTTGATAATTTTTTGTAATTTTTGTCTCAAATTGGTACATTTATTACCAGCAATAATTTCACTTTCGGGAATATCTCTAATAACTCTATTAAGTCGAATCCAAGGAAATATATTTTTCTTAATTTCTAGAATTAAATTAATCATTTTAATTCTATTATTATCTCCCATTTCTTCAGCATATGGTTTAAATTCTCCACTATGATATAAATCATAAATCTTAGTCCATCGTGTAACTTCAGTTGGATAAATTTTCCATTGATCTGCTTGAAGTTCTGGATGAGTTAATTTATAAGTAACAAAATCTTTATTATTAAAATTTAGATACCAAAGTAAAATAATTGACGGAAGTAAAAACGGAATATGACCAAAATAAATACTACAACATATTAGTAAAATCGTGAAAAAAATAAATATTACAGTATTTTTATTATTATAGGCAAAACAATAATTTGTAGTTCTAGTAATATTATCAATACCTAATATATTATCAAACATTTCTTTATCTTTCTCATAATTACTTCCAGGTAAATCTGGCATTAAATGATAATCTACTTTGTAACAATTCTTTATTAATAGTTTTAGTGCTTTAATTGTATCTCTATTATAACATCCTCTTTCTATTTTTTCAAGAATTTCATCATCAGTATGTTGTACACCAATTTGAATTCGTGTACAATTAAATTTACGAAATCTTTCAATTTCATACTTATTAATACAATCTGGTCTAGTTTCTAACGTTAATCCAATTATTCGACATTTTGTTGTTTGATTAATGTTAATTTCCTCTTCTAAAGTCATTCTCTGTCTTTCTTTTCTAGTAAAAAAAATATTTGCTGCATAATAAATATCTCTTATAAATTCGTCTTGATATTCTCTTGGATAATGACTCCATGTACCTCCAAGAACCAATACTTCAACCTTATCAATAATATGACCACAACATTCCAAAGAACTTCCACGATCAAAGAATTGAAGTGTTGCGTTAAAATTACTTTGATTCGCTCGACGCACACCTGGTTCAGTAGAAATATAACTTCTAGTTTGTTCAATCTTAGTACAAGTAACAATTTCATCAATATGTAATTCTTTACCAAATTTTTTAATCATATTAACAACAAATGTTCTAGAATCATCATCAAAATTAAAAAAATTTCTGCAATAAAGTTTACTACCGTCTGATTTTGTTATATATGTAATAACTCTGACTTCATCAACTGGATCAGTTGATTTCAAATAAATATCATAAGAATTATCATAAGAATTATCATTTTGTTTTATGTTTGTAACAATACAATTAAGTTTTATTTGACCTTCTAATGGACAATAAGCACAATTTTTACCACAACTAAATTTTTGTGTTTTAATAATACCATCTTTTCCAGTAAACGTTGGATAAGGAGAAGTAAATACAGTAATAATTTCAACACCTGAAGCTTGTCTAACAAATTTTTTTGTCATTAATTTTTCTAATTTATCGTTTGGTGTAAAAGTATTATTAATTACTAATCGTCTGAAATAATGTAAAAGAATCGATTTTTTTGGACATATTCTAAATTTTCTTTTTGCAAGTTTAAAAGATTCATCAAATTGATCAAAATCATTCGGATTTTGATCAATTATATATTGAAGAAATCCTTCTAATTTTTTAAGATCAATATTTTTAAAAATATCATTCTGATCACTAAAATTCGTTACGTCTTCAATATCCATTTTTTATTTAATTGTAAACTAATTAATTATAAACTAATTATGAATTAATTAGTTTATAATTATAATTTCAATTTTTATATTTACTTATTATATGCAAAATCTTGATTTAATATTTTCACCAAATAAAAGATATATAAGATATAATATTAAAATAGGAAATGGTGCAATGAAAACAGTATATAAAGGATATGATCTAAATGAAGGTAAAATAATTGCATGGAATATTATTAATACAGAATTACTTTCTCATGCATTTCAATTAAGGATAATTGACGAAATTAACATTTTAAATAAAATTAAGAATAAAAATAAATATATAATGAATATTGATAATAGTTGGAAAGAAGGACGAATTATAAATTTTATAAGTGATTATGCATCAGGAGGTGATTTAAATAAATTTACAAAAGAAATTAATTTTGTAAAATTAAGAGTAATCATTAAATGGTGTAAACAAATATTGAATGCGATTAATTTTCTTCACACTAATAATATCATTCATAGAGATTTAAAACCTGCAAATATTTTTATAAATTCTAGTAATGGAGATATATTATTAGGAGATTTTGGATTGGCTAAATTAATAAAAAATAATACTACAAGTATAATCGGTACTCCTGAATATATGGCTCCAGAAATTTATGACGAAAAATATGATAAAAGAGTAGATATTTATTCATTTGGGTTGTGTTTATTACAATTTTTAACAGGAGAATTTCCATATAATGAATGCTGTTTACCTGCACAGATTTGGAGAAAAATTACAAATGGAATTTTTCCGGAATCATTAGAAAAAGTTAATAATATACTTGGTAAAGAACTAATTTTAAAATGTATAAATCATAATCCAGATAATAGACCAACTATTAAAGAAATTTTAGAACATGATTTTTTTAAGATTGTATATAATTTAGATGAAATTATAAATAAAGCATACAATCAAAATGATATTAATAAAAAAAATGTAGATTTTATTAATAAAATAAAATCTAGTGAAGAACTATAACCATTTACATATACAACATCACTTATAATATATATAAATCTAAATCTATAATCATTTTTATTATTAATAATTTTTATTATTAATAATTTTTATTATTAATAATTTTTATTATTAATAATAATTAATAATAAAAATTTATTATTCAATTTTTTTCAATTTATTTATTAATACAGAATTGTGAACTACAATCTAAACATTTTTTATATAACATTCTATTATCTTTAAATAAATAACTAGAATAGGATTTACATGTAAGACATTTTTTATATTCGTTATAAAATTTAACTATAATTGTTTGAATATGTGAGTTTCTAAAATTACCTCTTATAACAATCCCTTCTTTTCCTATATCACAAGTTGCACTTGTTTCATTTTTTAAAAATTCTACAAATAAAGAATTATAAGTAATATCTTTACAATTTTTATTAACAGACTCGATAAATTTTTCATAATTTGTGAAAATTGAATCTCTATTTACTTTTTTTACAATTGGTGGATCAATTCTAATAGAATTATTAGAATCTTGACTAAATTCAATATTATTAATTAATTCATCATAACTCTGTAATTCAAGGCATTTATATTTATTATCCAAATCATTAATAATATTTATTTCTGTTTTACTATTATCTTGAATATCCACTAATTCATTATATATATCATCTTCTGTAATATCTTTTTCGCATTCAATGCCATCTGAAAACACAGCAGTAGCATATAAAACCCATTTAGATGAAACGGATTTAAAAATAGCAATTTTTTGTTTTTTAAAAATACAGACAGGTTTGGATAATTTAATAATTAATTTATTTTTTTTACATTTAGTAACTTTACAATCAATATTCATAGAATTAATACTAATTGATATATCTTCTCCTAATTTAAGTTTATCAAGACAGCCATCATATCTTTTTACTTCGTCATATATAATTTTAATTTCATTATAAACAGGTGGCAATTTCCCAACATGACCCAACATTTGTCCAACCATTCCATTACTTCTTGATAAACTAGGATCTATATCTAAACATACTCCTATTAATCCACCAGGTAAAGCATAATTTAATTTTTTAGTATCAGATTGTAATGAGATGATTTTAGAATATACGGGCCTATATTTATTATCAATTATAAAACCAGGTCTTAATTCAATATTATCCCCAATTTTTAAATTACCAGAAACAATTGAGCCTCCAATAACACCACCTTCTAACTGTTTATAATTTGAATTTTGTTTATTAATATCAAAAGATCTTATAACAATCATACATGGATCTTTATTTACTTTATTATTTAATATTTTAATATTATTATAATTAGAAATATTCACAATATTTTTTAATATTTCATTTTTATTGATATTATTCTGTATTGAAGATGGAATAATAGGTGCATTTTCAGCTACTGAATTATTTATAAATTTTTTTATTTTAGATAATATATCTTTATTATTATCTTTTTCTACTAAATCTAATTTATTTTGTAGAATAACAAAATCTTTAATATCTACATTTTTTACCGCTTCGAAATGTTCATATGTTTGTGGTTGAGGAATATTTTCGTTACTAGCAATAACTAAAATACATGCATCCATTACTGCAGATCCACTTATCATAGTAGACATAAATGCGTCATGACCAGGAACATCTACGAAACTTATATGACTTATTAATATCATATTTTCACCATCTTGATCTAATAAAAATTCATTGTTACTAGAACTAGTATGCAAATCTCCTTTTTTATCAATAAAAATTTTAGCATTTGCATAACCTATATTAATAGTAATATTTCTCTCTTGTTCCGAAGAATGTTTTTGTGTTTTTATACCAGTAATTGATCGAACTAATGTACTTTTACCACTCGCAACATGACCAATAGAACCAATATTATATATTGGTTGATTTTGTAATATTTCTGAATATTTTAGTTCCATTGTATTATAATAATAATAACTTAATTCTTAAAATATAAAATTCAATTTATTATATATAAAATTTTATTTATATGAATAAAATCCTACTAAATTTATCTCTTTCTTCATTTCAGTATATATCAAAATTGATATTATAACAATTAAAATAATTATAACTAATAAATTACCATCAGTATTAAATATCATTATAGTAATGAAGATATTTAATCAATAAATAAAAGTTCTTTATTTGTATTATATTTTCTAAAAATGTTACAATTTCTTATTTTATATAAAATAATAGTAAGTAAATAACTCATATTATCATTAAAATCAAATAAATCTACCCATATTAATTGTTCAGAATCTCTATCATTAAATGCTTCAATTCCATTAAATATTTTATTATAATTATATGGTAGTAATTGCCATTCTAATGAATCTTGAATATTTAATAATGATAACATATATTTTGGTTTACTAAAATGTATTTTATTATTTAGAATTTTTTTATTTTTGTAATAAAAATTAATTTTATCAGACATAAGAAATCCGGTTTCCTCATTAAATTCTCTTATCATAGTATCTTCTATTTTTATATCTTTTTTATCTACTTTTCCACCCAAAACATTATATAATAGTTGTGATTTTCTATATTCTTGATTAATAAGAATATATACTTTATCATTTTTTTTATAATATGGTATTATTCCTGCAGCTCTTATACCATCAATCTCATAAAAATCTTGATTTCCTACTTTTTTTACAAATTTTGACATTATTTAATATAATGAATTATATTAAATAATATTATTATTTTTTTTTTTAAATTATTTAAATTTCTTTTTAATATGTATATGAATATAAAAAAAAATAATAACAACTATAATAATAAAGTTAGACAAACTATCTTATTTATTTTTTTTTTAAGTCTAACAATTGTTGTTTCTTTAAATGTAATTTTCTTTAGTACGACACAATACAAATTTAATACAGAAATGTTTCTAAACTTATTACCATTTAATTTAATAGGATTAAGTACAACTTTATATTTAGTATTAGTATTATTTTATAACTTAGGTAAAATGATTATGAAACCTGATAAACTAAATTGATTTACATCATCAGTTTTCTTAATATATAATTAATTATAGATTAATATATCATTTAGTTTTTCCCCAACTCATAATTAAAATAAATGTTTTCTAATAATATTTTTTAAATTATTAAATATTATTTCTAATGTATTAACAAAATTCTTATCTTTACTTAATAAATTTATATGTAAAATAGATACTAAATTTGCAATATTCTTTAATCTTTTAATATCATCTATATTATTTAATTTTTGTTTTTTATAAACTGATAATAAATAATTACCACAACATAATTGTGGTTTATCATTTTCACTAAAAATATTATATATCTCATGACTATCATCTAATTTGTCTTCATTAATATCAAACATTGTAGTAAAAATTTCAAATAACTGGTAATGATTAGCAGTTAATATACTATTAATAGCTTTGGGTAAATAAAATGAATTACTACCAAAATTTCTACATGACCATATTAACAATGAATTATCTTTTTTCCTACAATAATTATTATTTTTCTCTTTTAATTTATTTAATATTATTTTCATTGACTTTTTCTCATTATAATTATTATTATTCGCATAATTATATAATGACTTTTTAAAAACTCGATATATATCATCTTTATCCATCTTGTTAAAATAAAATGGTAATGGTAAATACTCATTTATTGGATTTTTACCAACTAATGGAGTGTATTGACCTCTTAAAATCTTTTTCCAATTTACACCAACATAAATAATATTACCTTCTCTATCTATACCTCTTCTACCAGATCTACCTGACATTTGATTAGCGATGACTGGATCAATAGTTTCAGGTTTAGTCTCGCCTAACATAACAACAGTTCTAATTGGTAAATTAATTCCATAACCCAAACTTTCATCCGAAATTACAATTGGTATTTTCTTCTGAGAAAATAAACTTTGAGCTATTCGTTGATAAGGTACTTCCATATCTTTAAAATATGGAATAATACCTCTTTCTATCCCAATCAAAAATGGATGATCCCAAGATATCTGTTGATTTAATGTCTTTTTTAATTCACGTCTAATTTTTCTCATTTCATATGAATCAATACCCATATTATTAAAACAAAACTCGGGATGTGGTCTATCTTTATCAATATAATATAATTTATTTTGTTTTTCTACATTTTCTAAATCTTTACTATAATATTTATTATAATAATTTTTTACTTTATCACTAATATTATTATCATCATTGATTTTTTGTATCCTTTTCTGAATTATTGATTCATATTTTCTTTTCATCTCATCTAATAAAGTATATTCTATACGTTCTTGTTGTTCCTTAAAAAATGTATCTGGGTCAGAATCTTTCGGTAATTTTGTTTTATTTCTAGTAGTTTCAACATCTTCCATATATTTTTTGTAATAATTTTGTCTAAAATTTAAATCTTCATTATGATGTGGATATTTAGTATTTTGTTGTTCTTCTAATTTTGTTACTATCATTTTAAAAATTTGTAAACATCTAATAGGACATATTTTGAAAAATATCGCAGGACACATATTCTTTTTCAAAAGTATTTTAATTAACTTAACTAAATCAAATTCACATTCTATCTCTTTTACTTCATATTCTTTTAGTATATCTTCTGCCAATTCTGAATTTGAATTTGCTAAATTAACTATATATTCTTTTAATGTTCTCTCAATTTCTATTGTTTCTGTTAAAGTTATCTGATCCCATTTATCTTTATTTAAAATATTCTTTGGATGCAACTTATCATCTTCACTTATATTTTTTATAGGTAACTTCGTACCAGTAAGGTTTAAGTCCTTTTGATACGCCTGAACGGCTATAATTTTATCATACAAATCAAAAGAATCTCGAGGTGTAAAAGATAAATTACACGTTAAAAAATCTGAAGATTTTAAAAAATTTAAATCTACACATGATAACGGATGCAAATTAGTTAAAGTATTATCATTCCATAAATATCTTTGCTGTACTATAAACCTTTTTTTATATTCAACTAAATGAACATCTTCATTTTTTATTTCTTCCATCCATGATTTTATACTATTTGGAGATTCTAATGTTGCAGATAATGCTAAAAATGGACATTTTAATAATTTAAATAATTTCTCATACGAACCACCTTCTTCTGAATTTAACATATGCCATTCATCAAAAATTGCATATGTAAATTCAGAATGACCATTTAAAATTAAATATTCTTCTAATTTATTTGGTGTTCCAACTAATACTTTATAATCTCCATCTGAAAAATATTCTTTATTAGTCACAACTTTAACTGAAATACCTGAAAGATTTCTAAAAATACCTGCTACCTGTCTGGCTAATTCGTCTGATGGAACAACAAATATTGTCTTATTACCAATTACTGCACAATATGATGAACATACGGTTTTCCCTGCTGATGTTGGCGCACAAACTAAAATATTCTTTTTCTCTTCTATCATTTTAAAAATATCTAACTGCCAATTATCTAATTTCATCACTCCTGTAAATAATGGATCTAATGGTGGCAAATATGACGACATTTGTTTCATTTGAACAGATAACATATCTTCATTTTCATATTTTAATTTATATTTAGAAATTATTACATTACAAAAAATTTTTAATTCATTATCTTCTATAATTTCATTTTGTAAAGAATAAAATACAATATGTGCTGCTAAATTATAACTATTTATTAAAAAATTTTCTAAAAGTTTTGCTTTTAATTTAATTCTTCCATAATTCGTTCTCATTGCTTTTATTCTTAAAGATAAATCATCTAAATCAGTAATATTTTCCATAAATTTTATTAATCTGCTTTCTTCATCTATTTTTAATTCTTTTTCTTTTCTTTTAATATTATCTTCTATTATTTTCTTTCCTGCTTTAGATATTTTTTGTTTTTTTATTTGTTTTTTTGTCATATTCGCTTCTTGTTCTATTAATATTGATTCTTTATTAGATTCTTTATAAAAAGCTATCGGATCAAAATTAGACACACCCTGCTCTTGTAAAACAGTAATATATTCATTTGCATCTGGCATTATATGCCATGATAATTTTGTATCATAAATTGTAGGATGACATATTATATCATTGCTCATTATTTATATAAAAATAACCTTATTTTTATATATATTAATTTCAATTTAATTATATATTAATGATTTTGTTTTAAGTACCATAAAATCTCAAACATAGTTTTACAATCTATCTCATTATATTTTATGATTTCTTTAAATTTATTTGATCTTTCTATATCATCATTTTTTAAATATTCTTGCCATGCATAAAACATCGCATCTACCCCATTAGCAACATCATTATCCCATCCACTATCAATTAATTCATACTTTTTCATATTTACAGCAATAGTTTTTAAACTAAAATTTAACGAATCTAATACCAATATATTATTTTTTTTGTAAAAATCTAAAAGATCCATCCAATTAATTGAATTAAATATATTACCATGTCTTGCATTTGTTTTGTTATAAAAAATTCTCTCTGCATTACTCCAATGAATTACCTTTGCAGTAGTATTATATTCATTTTGCAGACTTGTTATCTTATTATTGAATTCTAATAATATTCTTTTCTCTTCAGTTAATGATATATCTTTTGTAAAAAAACATTCATAATTCCATTCATTTTTATTTGGTATATTCCAACCAAATCCTATCATAAATATATAATCTCCTTCAACACTTAAACTTGTATTAAAATGCGATTTTAATAATGTTGATCCTATAGTCTCAAAATCAACAAAAAAAGTTAAATCATTACTTCTCCAATTATTATTATTATGATCTATTTTCCCTATATTTATTACTTTATCTCTTTTCTGGTTAAACTGTAGAATATTATCTACCATTTTACTAGTTTTTTCACCTGTTATTCCTAGCATTTTTGCGGTACAATTCACATCTTTCCACGATCTTATATTATTATTAAACGCATTGATACGATGTGACACGCCACAATTCCATATATTTGTTATATCTGAATATTTTATTGCTATATCTTTTTTAACTCCATGATACATACCATCATAACCATTGCACATATTCGGATATATTCTATCATCATTTGGAGGATCATGTGTAAAATCATCTCGATTATTTAATTCTTTAATCCAGTCTATACCATCTATCGCAGCATCATAATAATTATTATCTTTCGTTGAATAATCAATACTTCCTAATTTATTAAAAGGATCTAAACTACTTTTCTCAATTGGAATTTTATTTTCTACTCTATTCATAATCCATCCATTTCCTAAAATATAACTTTGATTTGGTAAATAACCTTGCATTTCCCCTAATGCTAAATTATAAATTGCAATTTGTGTTTTAAATGGTTTCATATTATTACTATTTCTTAATGTTTCCTCATCACTATTAAAATGAATCTTTGTAAATTTAATATCAATAATTCTATAATGATATTTTTTGTTTTTAAATAAAGGAGCACCTACTTTCACATCACTATTACTTAAAATTTTGGTATTTGTTAGTTTATTTATATAATCACTCCTAACTACCAAATCGGCACTACCAAACACTTTATGTTCAAAATTATATAAAATCGCTTGATGAATAATTGGTGTACCTTTTTTCATCTCATCTAATGTATTTTCATAAAATTTCATATTTCTAGCTTCTGTGGAATCACAAATCTTAACAAATTTTTTATTAAATTTCTTTTTAATATCATTAATGATTTTATCTTCAAACGTATTTCCACTAATTAATAAAAAATCAACAAATGATGACGCATCTATTGGGTCTTTATTTGATCTTTCGTATTTACTACTTAATTCAAAACTATTACGCATTTTCTCTGGCTTATCACTTATTTTTTTAACATTAAAAGCCCTAAAATAATCAAGACAATGATCATTTAATGAAGAATTTCTCGTTTTAGAAGCAGCTACCCAATCGTCTCCAATATATCTCTCCTTTTTTGATTTTTTGATTTTTGGTGTTATAAATTCTTCCACATTTATCGTAAAAATTTTATCATTTATTGAATTAATATCTTGAACATTTCTTTTTCTCGTTATAATAATTTTATTTACATGCTCTATAGCCCAATAAATATCGGCATTTTCTTTATCAGTTATAAAACCATAATTACCTGTCTTTACTTTTATTGATTGTCTCATCTCTCTAGGATTTGAAAATTCTATTATATTATAAACATAAATTATACATCTTGGAATATTAAGAATATTAAGAATCATTTGAATATAATTATGATAATTATTCGGAATATTATTTATTTTAATATCTTTATTATTTCTCTTAGAAATAAAAATATCTATTAAATCACCGGTTTCAGAAAAACAATCGGGAGATAACTTAATATTTTGATATTTTGATTGTTTAATATAATAATTATCTTGTAATCTTAATACATCATTATTAGAAATAAAATGATTTTTTGAAATTATTTTATAATTATTAAAATCATTCTTTACTTCATTATTTGAACTATTTATTAAATCTAAATAATACGGATAATTAAATAATACACTATCTTCATCTAATTTATTGCAATTATCTAAAAAACTATTTGCTCTTTTCCTTGACATTTTAAATATAAATGTATTTATATTTAAATTGTTTATTTTAATATTTTATTATTTATAATATTTCCCTTAAATATTACAATATTTAACATCCTTTTTGATATTATTAATATATATTTACCACTCACCACATGTTTCCTTAAACGTATCATTCCACGATGTTTTACTATTATTTAAATGCCCATTATTACTTAATTCTTTAATTGCTCCTCTTAATGTATTACATTTTGAATCTTCTAACTTATTACTCATACCAGTTGATATATTCGCATGTATATCTGATCTTAATAAACCATATATATTATCACGATTATCAAAACCAACAAGGACACTATCTTCACGATCACACCCTGTAGAAATATCATCAGTATTATTATTATATAATAATCCTGAATTATTAAGTTTATTATCCATACTATTAATAACTTCTTTAATTATATTTGATTTCTCCATATCATTTTCATCACTATTTAAATTAAAATATTTCTTTTCAGAAACTGATATATATTCTGTATTTGGTTTTGGTGAAGATTCATTATATGTATCTTTAAAATTATAGGCAGAGCCTTGTCTTGAGGACTTTAAAGACTTTGACATTACTGGTATATCAGAATCATTATTATTTAATTTTTTTTCTAAAATTGAAGTTTTTTCCATATCATATATATTTTTAAATTCTTTGATTTTTTTTTTTGTTAATAAAATCGGGTTTGCATTATTTTTATATTCTATTTTACTCATATTATTTTTTCCATTCATTTTTAAAGATTCTGATTCTTTATCTAAACTTAACATTTTATTTTTATTATTATAGGCAGATTCATATTGAGAGGACTCTGGCTTTACTGATACATCCGAAGAACTTACTTTTTTTACTTTTTTTTCTTTTTTTACTTTTTTTACTTTTTTTACTTTTTTTACTTTTTTTTCTTTTTTTTCTAATTTAATAATATTAGATTCTAATACATCATCTTCTAGAGGTAATAAAACTAATTTAGTATCATTACCAATTACTTCACTAAGTTGGTCATTATTACAAACACCTACATTAGTTA